TGGCGGAAAAGGCGCAGACCTACAACATTACGCTCCTGAGCCTGGATAACTTCCGCTTCATGCTCCTGACCAAGGCGCTGCGGGAGGCGGGCTTCGACACCGACAAGGGCGGCGCCAATAACATCATGCTGACCAAGCGGGTCACGGAAAACCGCTACGTCCCCGTCATCACCAGCCTGTTTAACACGCAGAGCATTCTCTGGGGCGATGACCCCATGATGGGCTGGTACACCTACAACGCCTGTGTCATCACGGAGCGGGGGAACCAGTACTACGGCAAGAAGGAAGAGAAGTCCCGCAAGACAGACGGCTTCAAGGCGCTGGTTGCCGCTATCTGCGCCAGTGAGAATCTGGAGGACTGCGGTGAGGAGTCCGGCCTGAACGAGTTCAAAGTCTATACCTACTGAGGGAGGGAAGTGCGAATGTGAAAATCATCGAATTTCTCCGGGACATCTTTGTGCCCGGAAAGACGCTCTATGTGAAGGAGAAGCTGGAGTCCGAACGGTACAAGCTGGCCATCGAGGCATTCTCTGTCCAGATGGCCATCAACCTGCTGGCGGGGCTTCTCGCCAAGTGTGAGTTCAAGACCTATCAGAAGGGCACCGAGAAAAAGGCGGACGAGTATTATCTCTGGAACGTGGAGCCCAACGTGAACCAGAACAGCAGCCAGTTTGTCGCTGAGCTGGTCTCCAAGCTCCTGTACTGCAACGAGGCCCTGGTGGTGGAGGCAAACGGCCAGCTGCTCATTGCCGACAGCTTCACCCAGGAGGCCTATGCCCTGTTTCCCAACACATTTTCCAACGTAACGGTGGGGGACTTTACCTTCGGGAAGACGTTCTCCATGACGGACGTCCTGTACTTCCGGCTAAACGACCGGAACATCCGGGTGCTGCTCTCCGGACTCATGGAGGGGTATTCCCAGCTGCTGGACATGGCGATCGGCAAGTATAAGCGCGCCGGCGGCCGCAAGGGTACGGTGAAGATCAATAAGACCGCCACCAGCGACCAGAAGGCAAAAGAACAGATCGACGACCTGTTCAACAAGCAGTTCAAAAACTACTTTTCCAGCGAGAATGCCGTGGTCACGCTCCCCAACGGTGTGGACTACAGCGAAATCACCGGCGAGGGCAGCAAGAAATCCACCAGCGAAGTGACGGACATCGTCAACATCACGAAGGAGGCCATCTCCCGGGTGGCCCAGGCATTCCAAATTCCGCCCGCCCTGCTGCAGGGCGACATTGCGGATGTGGATAAGCTCATCGACGAGCTGCTGACGTTCCGCATCGACCCGTTGGCGGATCTTATTCAGACGGAGATCAACCGCAAGCGGTACGGGAAGGCGGCCTTTCTTGCCGGGACCTGCCTCCGCATCGATACCACCTGCTTAAAGCACATCGACGTATTCGACGCGGCGCAGGCGGCGGATAAGCTGATCTCCGACCGGATCTACAACGTGGATGAGATCCGGCAGAAGCTGGGCGACGCTCCGCTCAATACCTGGTGGAGCAAGCAATATGTCATGACCAAGAATTTAGAGCCCGTGCCTGAAACGGCGGGGGCAGAAAGTAACGGAGGTGAACACAATGCCGAAACCGGTTAGAACGATCTGGGCCGTGAAACAGGAGGCCCAGACCCTGGACATTTACCTGTATGACGATATCGTGCCGGATGGAGAGGACTGGTGGACGGGGGAGAAGATCCCCAGCGAGACATCGGCCAGTCATGTGCAGCAGGTGCTGGAGGCAGCGGGCAATGTCAATGCTATCCACATCTATGTCAATTCCTACGGCGGCGACGTGAAGGAGGGCATCGGGATCTACAACCTGCTGCTGCGGAGCAAGGCCTATAAGACGGCGTACATCGACGGCTTTGCCTGCTCCATTGCCAGCGTGATCCCCATGGCCTGCGATAAGGTCATCATGGGGGCCAACACCCTGATGATGATCCACAACGCGTCCATGGGCGCCTGGGGCACCGCGGCCGCATTGCGGAAGGCGGCGGAGGATCTGGACGTCATCAACTCGGCGGCCATTAAGAGCTATCTGCTCAAAGCAGGGGACAAGCTGGATGAGAAAACGCTGCAGCCCCTGCTGGATACCGAGACCTGGCTGACGGCGGAGCAGTGTGTCGGGTATGGCCTGGCGGATGAGATCGCCCAGAAGCAGGACCCCGCGCAGACGGCCACGCAGCGTCTGGAGCAGGCGCGGGCCGCGGCGATGAAGGCCGCGGAGTTGCTCCACAGCCCCAACGTACCGGAACAGTATCAGGACCAGAAAACCAATGCGGAGCGGCTGATGGCCGCATTCAAAAAGAAAATGGGAGGATAAGTAAATGAAATCCAAAGACGTCATCAAGCAGGAACTCCACGACAATCTCAGCGCCGCCATGAAGAGCGAGGACCAGGACCAGCTGACCGAGGCGTTTTGCCAGTTCGCCATGAACATCCAGCAGGATGTGCTGGAGGACATCAAATCTTACAGGGACACCGGGGATCAGGCCATCCTCGCCCGGCGCGGCGTTCGGCAGCTGACGCAGCAGGAAAAGACGTTCTATACCGCGCTGGCCAAGGCGGCCGCATCCGACGATCCCAAGATGGCATTCACCGGGATTGACAGCACCACCCTGCCGGTGACGGTCATCGACACCGTGCTGTCCGACATCGGCACGGAATTCCCCCTGCTGGACGCCATCAGCCTGCAGAATGTGTCCGCGCAGACCAAGATGATTGTCAACAAGCAGGGCATCCAGCTTGCCGTCTGGGGTGCTCTCACCACCGCCATCACGGAAGAGCTCTCCGGCGCTATTGGAACGGTCAATGTGGCGCTGACCAAGCTGACGGCCTTCATTCCCATCGACCGGGATATGATCGACGTGGGCCCTGAGTGGATGGACGCCTATGCGCGCGCCATTCTTGCCGAGGCGCTGGGCCTCGGGTTGTGCCAGGGCGCAGTCGCCGGTACCGGCAAGGACCAACCCATTGGCATGCTGAAGGACCTTGACGGCGCCGTGGTCAATGGCGTATACCCTGACAAGGCAGCCGCCGCCATTACCGATCTGTCCCCGGAGACGGTGGGCGCCATCGCAGCCACGCTGGCACAGGGACCCAACGGCCGTATGCGGAAGGTACCCAATATCCTGGTGGTGGTGAATCCCGTGGATTACTTCAACAAGGTGATGCCGGCCACCACCTACCTGACGCCGCAGGGGACCTACGTGAACAACGTTCTCCCGTATCCCTGCACCATCGTGCAGGATATCAACGTCCCGTCCAATAAGGCCATCTTCGGAATCGGCAAGCGGTATGCCCTGGGTGTCGGCAAGGGCGGTACCAAGGGCGCGGTGGAAACGTCCGACGAGTTCCAGTTCCTCGACGACAAGCGGGTCTACAAAGTCAAGGCCTACGGCGACGGCCAGCCGCTGGATAACAGCGCCTTTGTGGTCAGGGACATCAGCGGCCTGCTGCCCATGAAAGCTCAGGTGATTGTGGCGAACCCGGCCAGCGATCCTGTGAAGACCAAAGAGCAGGCGTAATCTATGGCTGAGACGGCGGATGCCCTGCTGGATGATGTGAAGGACTACCTGAACATCACCTGGCAGGACGAGAAGACGGACAAGAAGATCACCGGGTACATAAGCCGCGGCATGGCGCGGCTGCAGCAGATTGCAGGCGCGCCCCTCAGCTTTGACGAGGAGGGGCAGCCCCGCACCCTGCTGCTGGATTACTGCCGGTATGCCAACTCGCAGGCGCTGGAGGTGTTTGAGAAGAACTTTGAAGCGGAGCTGCTGGACCTGAACCTGAGCACACAGGCGCCCCGCATCGAACCACTCACTGCCCGGCTGACAGTGGTATCCGACACCACCGTGACGGCAAAAGTCGTTCCGGCCGGCGGGCCCTATGTGGTGCAGGTCGGGACGGGGCTGACGCTTCCGGATCGACTGACTGTCTGCCTGGGCGATCCTTGGACGGCCTGGGACGGCGTCAGCGCCATTTCTGCGGCGGCGGGACAGGATGTCCTGATTGTGGAGGTAAACGGCGACTGTGAGGCGGAGCGGGCCGGAAAGGCGACGGTATGAAGATCCAGACACCCACCGAGTTTCTGACCTTCGGTGACGGGCTCTGTGACA